TATTAGTGCTATCGTAAATATATGCTTTATGTAGATAATGTCTTGCTAACCCTACATTTGAATTAGAGTCGTTTACTAATGTACCAATAACATGTCTTGAATTGTCGTTATCTGCATCAATAGGATTTGAATGGAAACTAATTGTGTTTACATCGTGTACATGAATGCAATAATAAAACTCGTTACGTAATCCAGTTAAGAAACTTGCATTTGCATAGCCTGCTGAGTAATAATATGTTCCTGTTGTTAATCCATGAGCGGAACTAAATGTAACTTTATTATCTGTCACACTAGATACATCGCTTGGTAGGAAATAATATGTGTCACCTACAGGAATAAAGCAATCATGTCTTGGTGATGCACTCATCCAATGTCCAGTAGATGCAGGATCAGTATCGCTATATGGGTCAACGCTAAATTGTGAAGTTGCGCTGTCGTCGCCTTCAATGGTAGTTGCATCAAAATCAAAACTTACAGTGCTAAGACTGTTGTTAAGATAAAATTCTGTACCTCTAATGAATCTTGTAGGGTATTCAGTTTTGACTGTTAATGTGCTTTCGTCTGCACCATCAGTATCTATGCTTGTAATAGCTTCTCTTGTAAATTCTGTACCACTGTATATTTGTCCAGTATACAATGAAGTATATTCGTCTCTAACATCTGTTGTTGCTGTCTGTGTTGCTTTCGCTTTAAACTGGAATTGTGTAACGCTTATAACATTGCTTACAATGTTACCGCCGTTAATAGTAGGATTACTTGTGCCTACAAGAATAAATGGTGTACCTTTTGCATAACCGTGTTCTACACTTGTTGTTACAGTTACGACATCTGACCCGTTAACTGTAGTGATGCTAGATAATGGAACTACTTCTTCGCCTTGTCTAGCAAAGAAAGTTGGAACATTCTTTACCTGTTCTAGTGTTTCCCACTTTTGGCTTTGTAATCCATATTCAAAGTCTGTATCAATTAAGTTTTGTGGCTGGCTTGTACGAATTTTACTCACAGGATCAAGTAAATCTTCAGTTGGCTTAAATGCTTGTCCTACATCTTCAAAGAAAATTTGCAGCGTATCTGCATCATCCATTGAAGTTGTATCATAGCTTAGTACTAATGTAGTTTTGTTTGTAGTGCTGTCATATGAATGGCTAGTAAATTTTGCGTCAGGATCGGCAAAATTATATATTAGCTGGTTATCTGTGACGTTTGTTATAAGTAAGAACTTGTCTCGTCTTATATTTCCGTCTAATACAATACTTTGCGCACTTGCGTCAAATGTAATGTTACCTGTGTAATGTTGTTTAGCCATTTATCTTTTTCCTATGAAAGTCCTACTGCCAAGCCTGCAGCTATTGAAATAATCTTTTGTTTAATTGCGACTCCGTCTACTGTTACTGCATCAGCTGAAATTGCAGGAAGTGAGCCGCTCAAGTTTGCACTTGGGATTGTGTTATTTGTTGCATCTACAAGCAATGTGCTATCCTCACCAAACACACTGCCTACAAGGTCACCGTCGTTCTTTACTTCAACAGTTAGTGATCCGTCCGTCAAACTTGTTAAAGTTACATAACCACTTAAATCCGGAGTATTTGTAAAGTTGTTGTAATCTAAATAATAACTTGCTGCTTCGCCGTTTAAATTTTGCACATTACCTGTTGCACCATCTATCACTAACGAACTGTCATCGGCAAATACACTGCCTTTTAAATCACCATCTAGACTTGTTAAATATGCGGATAGATCAGGCTTATTAGTAAGATTATCATAATCGCCGTCGAATACTACCTCACCGCCAGTATGTGTGTAAACTTCAGAAAAGTTATCATTAATTTTATCAAAGGCTGAACGGAGGCTTTCACCATCTCCTGCTAGTTCTGCTGATCCAATGTTTATTACTTGTCTTGCCATCCTTGATCCTTAGTGATTTAATAATACAGAATTTACAGTGCCATCTGTCCAGTTACTAATTTTTGCTCTTACCCAAATAAAGTTTCCTGTAAAGTTATAGTTACTATTAGTTGAGGAATTGCTGTATGCTACCGATGAAACAGTTGAAGTGTTACTGCTAGAGATTGCTCCAGTAGTATCTACAGATCCTGCCACTGAAACTTTGCTTGTAAGGTCAACGCTAAACCAGTCATCACTTTCGGGTTCAAGTTCTAGTGTTCCTTCTATTGCTACTGTTCCTGTAAACCCTTCCAGGTTGAATTGGACAGTATGAAGGCCGTCACTACGTCCGTAGTAACCGTCACCTTTAAACTTTTCTCCAGTTACAGTTTCTACTTGACTGTCTCCTGGATGTACTCTTTGTGTCAAAATTGTTTCACTATTGCTCGGCATATAACTATTTATCTATATTGTCTTTATATATAACTTGATCAATACGCCGTATATTATCACCTACCATTATGTTCACAAGATCTAACATTTTTTCTGACTTTACAAAAAAGTAATATCCGCTGACATAACCGTGTGTTCGACATGCCTCTAATGCTATTTCGCCTATTTTGACTTTGTCTGGATTAGCATCCACCCATTTTGCAAAGCCTTCATAATTACGTTTCTTTATTCCTAGCGTAATCTTATAAGGCCAGCATACAGGGTTTGCAGATATTATGATATTTTTTTTACTTGCTAATTTTTTTGCAATATCTGGACTAGGTCTGTGTAAATCTACTCTTCTTGCTTCTAAACTATTGCCGAGTTTAAGTAATAACTTTTCGTCGTTCGAAAATACACTAATACCGCCCCAAGACTCTACTCGTACTCTATAATCAGATTTAGTTCTATATAATACAGCATAAATTTTTCTAGCATCTAGATAGTCTTGTTCTCTAATATCTCTTAATGTTCTCCAAATAGGAACTTGCAAACGCATGTTGTTCCTATACTGTTCATTTAGATAATCTAATCTTTCTCTAGCATAGGACAACTTGCTTTTTTGGAATTCAGATCTAAAGATAGTATTAAGGTCGTTACGAAAACTTAATTTGCAAAGATATTCTCCGTAGAATAATTTAGTAGTTTCATACAACCTCAACTTTTTCTACCTCAACATTTAACACAATTTCATTGTTTTCAACATCAATAGTTAAGTCCCCGCCGTCTTTAAGGTCACCGAACAGCATTTGTCTTGACAAAGGACGTTTAATATCTTTGTCGATTACTCGTTGTAGCGGTCTAGCACCGTTCTTTGGATCAAATCCTTTGTCAACAAGATAATCTAATGCGTCATCTGTGACTTTAATATTGATATTTTTATCCTTAACCATATCTTTAAGTTCTACTAGGAACTTACCTACAATCTTAAGCATAACTTCTTTGCCTAATTTTGCAAATGTAATTACACCGTCAAGTCTATTGCGGAATTCAGGAGCAAAGAATCGCTTTAATTCAGTATCGTCATATCCGCTATCTTCGTCTCCACCAAAGCCAATACTTGTTTTTTCAGCTTGAGCGGCACCCAAGTTAGTAGTAAGAATCAATGTGCAGTTACGTGCATCTGCTTCTTTACCATTTGATCCAGTTACCATTCCGTTATCCATAAGTTGTAGAAGAATTTGCGATACGTCTGGATGTGCTTTTTCTATTTCGTCTAGTAGTAGCACACAATTCGGATTTTCTTGCAACTTTGTAATTAATTGTCCTGCATCATCTTCGTGTCCAACATATCCTGGAGGTGCACCTATAAATTTTGCAACACTGTGCTTTTCCATGTACTCTGACATATCAAATCTCACAAGTCTCACACCAAGATTTTTTGCAAGTGCTTTTGCAGTTTCAGTTTTACCTGTGCCTGTAGGACCCATGAATACAAACGCACCAATTGGTTTATCATCTGGCTTTAGTCCTGCTTGACTAACAAGGATTTTATCAACAATACTTTCAATAGCTTCGTCTTGACCATAAACAACTTTTTTCAAATTGTCTTCTAATGCTGCAAGATTGTCTGTTTCTTTTTGTGATACTTGTTCTGTCGGCACATTAATCATCTTCGCAAGTTCAAAATTAATACTTTCTTCAGTAACAATACGCTTTTCTTCTTCGTTATCGTTTACTTTAAATCTTGCACATGCAACATCGATAAGATCGATAGCTTTATCAGGCAATTTCTTATCATTTTGATATTTCACACTAAGTTTAATTGCAGCATCAATAGCTTCATCTGTGATAGTTGTACCGTGATAATCTTCATAATACTTACGCAGACCCTTTAAGATATCAGCTGTAGTTTCTTTTGTAGGCTCGCCGATTGTTACTCGCTGGAATCTACGCATAAGCGCACGATCTTTTTCAAAATACTTGCGGTACTCATCCCAAGTCGTAGAAGCAACTACCTTCAAGTCACCTTTTGCTAGGGCAGGTTTTAACATATTTGCTAAATCATTTGAGTTACCTTGTCCTCCTGCACCTGCACCATTCATCATATGTGCTTCGTCAATAAACATAATCGTTTTACCTTCACGAATAAGTCCGTTCAGCACAAGTTTGAAACGTTCTTCAAAGTCTCCACGGTATTTTGATCCAGCAAGCATAGCACCAATATCTAAATTGTAAACTTTATATTCTTTCAAAAAGCTAGGAACATGTCCTTGCTCAATGTTAAATGCCAAACCTTCAGCAATAGCAGTTTTACCAACACCTGGATCACCAACCATAAGTACGTTGTTTTTGCTACGGCGTCCTAGAGCAAGAGCAAGACTTTCTAGTTCTTCTCCCCGTCCAATAATAGGATCTACTTTACCACGCTTTACTTGGTCATTTAGATTTGTTGTGAAGCTCTTGATTGCTTTCTTCATATCTGAAGTAAGTTCGGGATCTTCTAATAGGGTTGTTTCTTGCTCGTCGTTAATGAAATCTACAAATCTTTCTTTTTCGACTCCGCCTTTTTCTAACAAATAAGAACTGATACTCTTTTTCTCATGAAGAATACTCATAACTAAATCTGCTAGTTCTATTTCATTTCTTCCTGCAAATAGAACTTGTGTAAACGCTCTATTTAATGCACGTTCAACAGTTTCAGTCTTCTTGGGTTTGAATTTTGTAGCATCAATTACAATGTTATCGCATCCGTTTTTTAAATGATGCTCTAAGTTAGCCTTGATATAATCAACATCTGCACCATACATAGTAAGAAGCTTTATAAAATTTTCTTCACACATCATTGCAAACAAAAGATGTTCTAATGTTACATACTCATGCTTTAGTTTTTTAGCATCATTTAATGCTTTATCAAATACAAGTTGCAAGTCCTTTGACGGTTCTACCATAAATTTACCCTAATTTCTTTTTTAAGTTTTCAATCTCTTCGAGTAAACGTTCATCGCTTACTTTAGGTACTTTAGCTTCAAGTTTTACGTATATATCTCCCCTTCTACCACTGTTGATATTAGGTATACCGTATCCTGTGATGCTAAATGTTGTGCCTGGTTTTGTGCCTTGTGGAATATTTAATCTGACTACTTTGTTATCTATTGTATTAACTATTATAACACCACCTGTCAAAAAGTCAAATAGATTTACAAGTTTTTTTGTTATTAAATTATCACCATCTCGTTGCCAATTTTTTTGCTTTTGAACTTTGATATGTATTATTAAATTGCCTCTAGGATAATTTCTATTACCTTCATCGCCTAAACCTTCGTACTGTATCTTATCTCCGTGTTTTGCACCAGCTGGTACTTCTATTGTAACTGTTTCTATTCTACCAGTTGACAACTGATAATTAACAACATAACTATTTCCAGTAATTACATCCTTCAACGTGCAATTGACAGGCATTTGTATGTCACGGTTACGAGGAGTTTGAGTTTGTCTAAACACATGCTCAAATGGTGTTCCTGCAAATGGATTTCCTCTAGCAAAGTCTTCTGATCTGAAACTGAATCCAGGTTGCGGATTGTCGTATGCTGCCCTTTTATCACTATTACTTAGGACATCATATGCTTCTGTTACTTTACGGAATTGATCAGGATCACCACCCCTATCAGGATGGTGCTTCATTGCTTGCTTTTTATAGGCTTTTTTGATTTCCTCGGAAGAAGCCGTTCTAGGAACACCTAGTACTGTATAAAGATCCATACAGTACTTATCGGTTTATTTGTCCTTCTTGCTAGATCCGGTATATAACCCAAACCATGCTGCGCCAGCACCTACAACAACTGAAATAAGTCCGGATTGTTCCATAGTTGGATCTGGCAAATCCATGTACCAAATAACAGTTTTGTACAATAGTATTATATAAACTGTTAAGAACAAACGTGGAAAGATTCTCCAAGCGTCTACTGCTTTTGCTAGATGTATAATTTTAGCATATGGGTTAGGCCCCAAGTCCTTTACGCTTGTATCTACTTCTAGATCTAGTTTAACTTTACGTGTCGTACTATCTTGTGTAGCCACAACTTCTGCTTCGTAGTTTGTTGGAGCAGGTTTAGCTGCTGGTTTAGCTGCTGGTTTAGCTGCTGGGTTAGCATCTAAATCTTCAAGTTTTTTTCTTGGCATTTTTGCCCTCCAATTTTTCCAAGCGAGCTTCTAGCTCGTCAATCTTTGAGGTTATTTTAGGATATTTGACACGCCAAGCATTTGGATCATTTTGCAACCAAGTCCATCCCCAGCGTATTGCTAGGTATTCTAGTGTAGCATCGAACTTTTGTACGCCCCACGTAGCTATTCTTGTATCTTTAAACCAGAATAAGAATGCAGCACTAAAAATAGATCCTACTATTGCTGTGTAGATCCACAGCCTATCACCGGCCATTTGTTGTATCATTTCCCACATAATAACCCTCCTTACTTACATTGTATTTATTATAAATGCCTACAAGGCTAGTAGCAGGCCGCAAGGACAAAGGATTAGAAAAGATTTAAAAAAGAGGAGTTTTCTTCTAGTTGCTGAGATTCAACTTCTTCTTGAGCAGATTGTATATTTGCATTTGCATCATCAAGTGCTTGCTCAGACTTTTCGTAGTAGTTTTTATATGCAGTAATAATTTGTTTTTGTTGAGCGATAAGTGTCATTATATCGCTAATGTTTGTTGACAGTACTTCGTACCCGTCGTCTGTAAGTCCTATTAGCACAGGATCTTTGCGATCTTCTAGTAGCTTGTTAAATACTTCTTGATAGTTGTCTTGATTTATTACCACCCACTCTACATCTTTTAGCCTTAATGGTTCTATTGGAGGTAGAATAAGCTCTGGCTTGTCTATAGGTTTTGCACTTATTTCTATCTGTCTCGGAGTTGATGTGCAACCTACAAGTAGTGTTAGTCCTAATAGTGCTATTATAATGTTTTTCATAGGTTCTTCCTTTTCCAAGCATCTGATTGAATGTTAGGATCAAAGTTTGGATTTGCATCTCTCCAACATTCTGGATTTATTTCGCTTGGCTTTGTTGCAGAAGTTTCTGCTTCTGTTAAAGGTGCTCCACTTAATATTTCTATACAACGTTGCGCATTCTCTGTTGCTCCATTAAGCACACGTTCTAGTGAATCAGGTCTTGCTACACCTGCTGCTCCGATGTCATGTCTACTTAATCTATTTTCTAATGCTCTGTTGCGATCGCTTATAGCTGCAAACTCGCTTTGCAATCTAGCATTTTCTTTTTGCATTGCTGCAAAGGAAGCCCGTTGGGCTTCCAATGCTGCTTCGTTAGTTTGTACGGCTGTTTCCAACTTAGCATTGTTTTCCTGTAGGATTGCAAGACGCTCTTGAGTATCGTTATAATACCACGCACCAGCAGCTCCCATACCTGCCATTAAAAAGAAAAAGACTATTGCTAACTTGGCACCCATACCACCTACCCCAGTAATTTTCCCAATGTTTTGGGTCCTACTATGCCATCAGCAACAAGTCCGTTTGCACTTTGCCATTCTTTGACTTCTCTTGCAGTGCCTGGACCAAATATACCATCTGCTGGATGAATACCTAGTATTTCTTGCACTTCTGCAACTAGAGGTCCTCTGCTGCCTTTGCGTATAGTTTGATTTAAGTTAAGTTCCTGCTCTTCAGGCTCTTCATAATCACCACCTAGTACATCCATTGCATGTAGGTAATGCTTCTTACGATCATCTAATCCAATAGTGCCACCATTGATACGTTTTGTAGCACCTACTACATCCATATCATCACACCAACGGTTAATGTTGTTTTCGTCCCAGAACCAGCAAGCACTGTCTAGTGCGCCTTTTTTTGTTCTAACGTAGTCAACTGCTTCTTCTGCTGACATTTCAACCGCTTCACCGAACTTGGTGTAGTTGTAACGTCCGGTAAGCTGAAGAATACCGCCGCCTCTAAACATCCAACCGTCACCGGAATCGGTATCGCCGTTGTCCATTCTATTTGCGTAAATAACGTTCGCAATTTTTTCAGGCTGTCTGTGATACTCATTTGCGTCTCTTCCTGCTCTTTTAAAGTATTTAGGGAATATAGTGTTAAGAGCTTTTGCACTATAGTTTAAGTTTTCACTTAGTACTCTAAATCCGCCACTTTCGTGTCCGCACTGTGCAACAAACATTGCCACACGCTCGATAGTATCTACTTCCCATAGTGGAAGTATTTCAAGCATTGCTTCGTACCAATCTTCCCAATCATCACGATGGATTAGCTCCTCAGCCATCCAAGGTTCGAAATCAAATTTGAAGTGTTCTTTTGCCATATTATCCAATCCTGCTTTGCGGGCTTACCCCGACATAGCTATTTATAGGATTCTTTCAACGACTAGTGTCTTCCCGGCGTTGTCAAATGTTAGTTTATTACCATACTTTGTAATATTGTAATCACCTACATATTTTGAAAGGAATATAATTTCTGCAAAATCATTTGCATTGAAACTTTCTTTAATTGCATTAACAGTTTGGTGTGTCTCGCCAAAATCTACAAATTTGAAATGTAGTGGATCTGCAAATTTTTTCTTAATAGTAAGTGTATCACCTGTCATATCTACATCTTCAACAAAACTATTACTAAAGAAATTCTTGTAGTTTGACATGCGTGTTTCTGTAACACGACTATTGTATTCTTCACTGTTTTTCGGAATACTATTTTCTAATGCTTCTTGTGTAATAGGCTCACTGCGGAAGTTTTTGTAATATCTGTATTTCATATCTTCTAGTTGTGCTAGTTTGCCTACACCGTCTACAAGTTCCATTATTTGTTCAGCAGCATGTTGGTTTCTTTCTAATTCAATAAACACACGATATAATCCGTCTGCTTGTTCGCCTGCTGTTTTGTCTGCATCAAGTACAAACGGATATCCACGTTCAATAAATCCGGCAAGATCTTTTGCACTTTCTTCAGTCTTTACTTTGAATGCAAGTGTAACAATACTATCGTCTGAACCCATTTTGCTTTTGAAACTGTCTATTTCAACAATATGATCGACTAGATTTCTAAGTGAATTTGCTTCTAGCGTCATACTGCTGGTGCCTCCGCTGCTGCTTCTGGTGCAGGTGCTGCTGCTGTTGCTTCATCTGCTGCCTGTGGCTCTGGATTTGTTTCTGGGGTTTGTGTTGGCTCTATATAAACATCTTCGTAGTATCCACTATAGATGTCTGCAATCAACCTTTTGGGCATTTGTATTTCTACACACCAAACAGGTTTTCTATCTAGTTTACCTTTTTTTGTCCCAGGACGGAAGTCGTCTTCAGATTTAATTTTTCTAGGTTCTATAACATGTGTTTTTTCATACTTTACTTTGCAGTCGTAATCTAGCAAACGTTTACCGCCCATTGGGTCAGGCATTTTATCTCTGTCCCACATAAAGCAGCAGGTCACCCAATGTCTTTCAATTTTTGGACCTTCGCATAATTCTCCGTCGCTCCAATTATCATAGACATACACATCAAGTGAATCTAATACTCTTTCAAAATCTTTAAGTACATTGAAAGATGTGTTTGAATCGTAGACTGATTCAATGTTAAGTAAAATATCTTCAATATCACGCATGTTGTTATTCCTTGTATACTTATTTATCAGGATTTAACTTATCTGTTATTAATTGAGAATGCTTGCTAAATACTTTTGTAGGGCACAAAGTTCTACTGAACAGGTCCTACAGTACATTATCCCAAAGGAGGACGCTTAATGGGTGCAAAAAGAAAGGCTGCAAAGCAGCATTCTAACAATAACTCAAATGTAGTTAATATCAATTCATTCCAGCAAAAGAAACAAGTCCAAATACTTCCAAGAAACAGAAACCAAGAAAGTTATGTATTAAAATTACTAGACGAGACAAAAGATATCGTATTCGGTATCGGTCCAGCTGGTACTGGCAAAACTCTATTGGCTGTACAAGTTGCAGTAAAAATGTTTAAAGAAGGTGCAGTGGACAAAATCATTGTTACTAGACCAGCAGTGTCTGTTGATGAAGATTTAGGTTTCCTACCTGGAACACTAGAACAAAAAATGGCGCCTTGGACAAGGCCAATATTTGACGTTCTGCGTGAATATTTCAATGCAAGAGAAATAGAAGGTATGATTGAGGAGGGGATTATCGAAATCGCACCACTAGCATATATGCGTGGTCGAACGTTTAAGAACGCCTTTATACTCGCAGATGAGATGCAAAACGCAACCCAAAATCAAATGAAGATGTTGCTTACAAGACTAGGTGAAGGTTCAATGATGGCTGTTACAGGCGATCTAGCACAAGCAGATAGATTGAAAGATAACGGACTAATTGACTTTACAAAGCTATTGTCTAAATCAGATGCAACACATATTGACATAGTCAACTTTGGACAAGGAGATATTGAAAGGCACGAAGCAGTGAAAGAAGTTTTACAAGTTTACGGTGACGCTTAGTAGCTAACTTTAGGAAGCGGATCTCTTGATACGCTTCCTTCTTTCTTTCTTAACAAATATAACAAATATTCATTTTTTGAATAAACAAATGTAAATGTATTTGAACGAATAGGATGAGACATTTCACTGTCGTGGTACACATCCATTTGAATATACTTCCTTAGCCAGATCCTCTTATTGCTCCAGGTACTTTTTACAGGCAACCATGCAAAACGCTCTTGAATAGTTTCCTTAGGATCTGCTTGCCAATTTGCTCCAAACATTACACAGCCATCGGTGCTTTGATACTATCCATTGGATTGTAGTCGTGCAGTATATACTGGTCTGGTTTAGTGTTAACAAGTTGATCCAAATCTGTAAATTTAGGCATTTCTAATTTTGGACCCGCACTAGGTTTGCGACTAATTTGTTCTTTAACCTGTTCCATATGGTTTTGATAGATATGACAGTCACCGCCTGTCCAAACAAATTCGCCTACCTTTAATTTAAGTAGTTGTGCAAACATATGTGTCAGCAAACTATAACTTGCAATATTAAATGGAACACCTAAGAACATATCTGCACTACGCTGATATAATTGGCAGCTTAGTTCGCCGTCCTGCACATGAAACTGGAATAATGTATGACATGGAGGTAGCGCCATTACGCCTACCCTATCTGCATTCCAAGCACTTACAATATGACGTCTACTACTAGGATCATAATACAAATTTTCTAACACTTCTGCAATTTGATCAACAAAGCCTATTTGTGCATCCCAAGTACGCCATTGATGTCCATATACTGGACCAAGGTCTTTTGTTGTATCATCATTGATATATCCTAAATCTTTGCCTTGCTTGTCTGCATTAGCAGTCCAAATAGTAGTTTTGCCTACGAGTTCTTCTCTAGGCTTACCATAATGAATTTCTGCAAGTCTTCTTTCGTCGCTTGAACCTTCTAGCATCCAAAGTAATTCGCTTACTACACTTTTCCAAGCAAGTTTCTTAGTAGTAACAGCAGGAAATTCGTTACGTAGATCAAATCGCATTTGATAACCAAACACCCCATGTGTTCCTACTCCTGTTCTGTCATCACGATCTTTGCCGTTTTCGAGTATATGTGTAAGTGCATCTAAGTATTGTTTCATTTACGCTTCCAAATTTCAAATGTTACATCGTCGTGTTCTTCAACAAATGTTTTTTCAAATTCTGTTTCTATAATATCAATTGGCAAGAATGTATCACAGGTAAATTCTCCTGGAATACGACTGAGATAAAATTCGTCAATCACATCGAGTGTCTGCTCAATTACTTTTTGACCACCAATCACCCAAGTATGTAGTTGAGGAAATTCACTTGCAATTTTTTTGACACCTTCTTTAAGATCGCCAGTGATATATTTTGCTGCCAAAGGACATTTTGTTGGGTCACTAGTTGCTACAACATTTACACGTTGTGGCATAGGCTTGGGCATGTCTGGATCTAAGTATGTTGTACTCCCCATAATTACAACATGTCCTACTGTGTTATTTTTAAACCATTGAAAGTCTCGTTTGATATGCGGCCAAGGTAATGTTCCTTTATAACCTACGCCGCCATTTGCGTCACATGCAAGAATTGCTTTAATCGCCATTCCCTGGCTCCTCTGAAAAATGTTCTTCGTATTTGTTAGGCACACCGTCCCAATTATCTGCATCAGCAGGTGCTTCTTTTTTCTGTGTAATATTTGGCCAAATAAGGCTATACTTTGAATTAATATCCATCCATTTTTCTAGTTCTGCACCTTCGATTGCATTGTCAGGGATAATAGCATTAGCAGGGCATTCTGGCTCGCATACTCCACAGTCAATACATTCTTCAGGATTGATGGCTAGAAAGTTTTCACCTTCGTAGAAACAATCTACTGGACATACTTCTACACAATCAGTATGTTTACATTTGATACAATTATCAATTACTAAGTAAGTCACTATAATCTCGCTAGTTTGATTAGCACTGCGGCTAAATTAATTTCAGGATCTACAACTAATGTATGATCAACCATTCCTTGTTTAATAATTAACACCGCTTGATCTGGATCAGCAAATAATTCGATATTATCATACATCCAACGATACACTTCTTCCATTTCTTCTGGACGAATTGCACCGCATAATACCTTACGTGCTTCTTGAATCTTGCCTGCTTTAAACAGTTCGACCATATCCAGCTTCCAGTCGCTTTCTCCTGTATCACCTTCATTAGGAGCAACTAGCAACCCGTCAACACTATTCATTTGTACCATGTTAATACATTTACGCAAGTCTGGATATGTCGCTTTCACATAAGTGTCTAGTGTGTCTAAATCTGGAGTAACGCCTTCTGTGATAAGAATCTCTGCAACACGAGCAGTAAACTCTGTTTGATCAATTTTGGCAATGTGGAAGCCCTGGCACCTACTGTGGATAGCTGGAATAATTCTGTTTGGATAATTACAAGTAAGAATAAACCTAGCAGTGCTGTGATATTCTTCCATAACACCACGCAGTGCTGCCTGTGCGTTTGGCGACAAGTAGTCAGCCTCATCTAGTAATACAACCTTAAAGTCACCAAATGGAATCATCTGTACAAAGTTTACAATCTTATCACGAACATCATCTACTGAGTTTGTTCTACTTGCGTTTATTTCTAAGATGTCTAAGTCGTTTACTTCTAGCTCGTTGAACAACAGTTTTGCGAGTGTTGTTTTGCCGATGCCTGCGTTCCCGCTGAAAAGCAGATGCGGAATCGTTTTGTCCTTTATCCATGTCTTTACCTGGTTGCGCTGTGCATCATCACGAAACACATATCCATCTACTGTTTTCGGACGATACTTTTCTACCCATAATTCTTTCATCGTGTTATTCCTAACTCTTTGTATGCCATTTGTACTGATTTAGCCTGATAGTATGCATCTGCTAGTGCATTGTGAAGATCTGTTTGCATACCTTTGCGAGGATCTCCGTTCTTCATAGCAGTAAACAAAGTACGGCTGTCCCGCACTTGCCAAAACTGCCACGGAATAGGACGGCCTAACATTCTAAAATAATCTTCTAAAATTGTAATATCAAAACCGTAACCGTGTCCCCAAATAACATCAGTATTGTGTATCCATTTTGTTAATTCATTTGCAACTGTTTCTACACCAACACGACCTTCTTCGCTAAATGCTTCTTCTTGTACTTTCGCATCTTGTTTTGCCCACCATGCAATAGTATCATCACTAACTGTGCGTCCGAGTTGGCTTTGTTCGTCTATATTAATCTTAAAGTATAATTCACTATGCGGCTCTGCATCCGACATAGGATCAAATTTTACAGCACCGAAACTTAGAATAGTACAACTAGGTTTTGTGTCTAGTGTTTCTAAGTCGATCATTGCATGAATTGCCATATTATTTCCTGTTCTCTTGGCCAATGCCAGTTAATATCAAAAACACATACAGTAAAGGCCATGCCCAACCTGTAAGAAACCCTGTGATATGTAGAGTCATTAATACTATGCCAGTTGCGCCTGTAGTACCAATGCCTGCTGTTTGCGGTGTAAATTTCATGAAAACTCCTAACAATTTATATACATTATAGCGTATAAATTGCTAGGAGTCAAGTGGTTTTTTATTCTCTATCGCCTAATAAATGTAGCAACATTTGGAACATATTGATAAAGTTTAAGTATAAACTTAAAGCTGTAGATATTGCAAACTTAGCTAGATCTTCTGTACCTAGCTGTCCGCTAAGGAATGTAACTTTTGCATTTTGAGTGTCGTATGCTGTCAGGCCAGTAAAGATAAGAACACCTAGTATACTAATGGCAAAGCCCATTGCACTCGACTGTAAAAAGATATTTACAACCATAGCAATAATTATGCCAATCAATCCTATAAGTAGGAAACTGCCCCAGCCACTAATGTCTTTCTTAGTTGTGTATCCATAGATACTTGCACTTGCAAAAGTTGCGGCAGTTATAAAGAATACTTGTGCAATACTAGTTGCAGTATATACTGCAAAAATAGTACTCATACTTACACCCATTACTGCTGTAAATACCCAATAAAAAGTTCTTGTAGCTTCGAATGACCAATTACGTCCTGCAAAGCTCCAAAGTAGTATCATACCTAGTGGTGCAAATACAAACAACCACATTAATGCTCCCATAGAATACATGATTCCTGTAGCATAAGTTAGATACGCAACTACTCCTGTAATAGCCAATCCCATTGCAGTGTAGTTATACAAGGCTAACATAAATGTTCTTAAATATTCGTCATATTGCTGACGAGCTTCTGTAATTGTACTCATATTATTCTCCTATAAACTGTGCAAGTTCTGGAGCCTTCCATCCTTCTGGCTTTAGAACTTTGCCATCTTCACGTTTTCGAACTTTGCCTGTGACTGGATCAATCTTAGCAAAGTTTGTGTTCATTACTTCTTTCCAAGCACCTTCGCCGTCAAAGCCGCCTGCACGAATAGCACCCATAGTAACAACTAGAATATCAATAAGTGCATCAAGTTGTTCTACGGTGTTATTTGCTTCAACTGCTTCTTGTAGTTCTTCGTATTCTTCTTTGATCAAACTAAGATACATTTTATAGTTTGCTTCGCTAGGTTCTTGATCACACGCAGAACCAAACGTGTCAATGTCCTTAAATGGATTTGTCATTTTTTCCTCGTTAATTAGGGGTTATAAAGCTACCAGGATCAATTGTAGCAGGACCGTCGCTGTATTCAGCACCAATTTGGATTTCGTCTGGCTTTTCGTCGCTGTAAGCTAATACACAGTCTGCATCAACCATACGCACTTCTATTTCTCCTGCATCAGTTTCCATAGCAACACTTCGCGTCCAGCGACCGTGTTCAATTAGGATCCATTGACCTTCTTCATAAGGTTCCTTGTTGCGTGGTCCTTTAGAATGCACCTTACCCCAACGTGGATAAATTCCTCGTGTTGTTCCGTCATCGTTATTAATAATCAGACCACTTTTTGTTTTCTGTTCACCAAAGTACATATCGGTCACTAGTACTCTGTCACCAATTGCTTTGAGATCGCCTTTAAACGTTGTCAAATGTACTGCCATTTAAGCCTCGCCTCTTGGTACAAAATTGCCGTCTTCGTCTTCAACCCATGCCTCTTCTTGTTCTTCAGCAAGCATTTCCTGCTCAGCTTCAGTCAACTCTTCGGTAATAGTTACAGTTTCTTCCGGAGTCGATACTACTTCGTCAGCTTGTGGCTTTGCACGACCAGAAGCACTGCGAGGCTTACCCGCGGCAGCATAATGTTCACGTACACGATCATCTGCTTTTCTTAGAATACGTCCGCCAGCACCTAATTCATCACCACGTGCATTTACACGAGCGTTTCCTACTGCTGGTGTTAGTTCATTTCTTTTGCGTAGTAGATCCATATCTACTACCTTTCCACGCATACTTACGTGTTGTTTTTTACTTGTATTTTGTTTTGCCATTAATGACTCCTTAATCTACATACCTATTTAGCGTAAGAACTCACGCCAATCCAGGTCATATTGGATTGAATTGATCCTATGTACACCGATCAAATACAGCACATAACTAGCTACACTTGATCCTCTACCTACGCCCCATACAATTCCATTCTCACGCATAAAGTCTACAAGATATATCATATAACGTAGTAGGTTATTCAATCCTCTACCTTCAAACTCTGCAAGTTCTTCCGCACATCTTGCTGTTTCTTCCTGCGTTTCACACTTTGTAAGAATCCAACTGTGTACATTAATTGCTTTGTATTCATTAGGCATAAACCATTCACTTTGACATACACCGTCAAAAGTCTTTTGATCTACATCTAGTGGGATATACTTTTGCAATGGATTCATACCTTGTTCTGCCATTGCTGTATTAAATTTATCTACATCGTCATTTTCATCGCATAGTACAACGTGTACTTTATCCGCATGACCTGAATAGATCATATCGATAAGATCGCGGTTAGAGAATCGTGGTATACCTAGGTCGTCTGTTTTCATAAGCATATATGTATATTATGATATATTGATAAGATTGTCAAGACCTTTTTCACCGTCTTGCTGATCTTTTTGTTTTTGTGCAGCAATAGCACGTCTTGAATTTAATTCTTGTTTGTATGTATCTAAAGCAAGTGTAATTTGACTCTTTACTTCAGGATTACTTGTTTGAAAAAAGCGACGATTGAGTAAGAAGACTTTTTCTTCTAAATCGTTGTCGCTTAATTCGTGTAAATTATTAATAAATGGATGCATTAGATCTCTGTAAATCTACCTAACCAGTTTGCATATACTGTGTTGCCCTGGTTTGTTGTCCAGAATTCAATAATTCCTGGATTCTGCGCATAGTCACCACTGTTCAAATTGAATGGACTTGGAAAGCCAGATGCAGCCTTAATTGTTCCGCCGCCTTCAACTTGCCAAGTTACAGTATGTACTTCTTCTGGATCTGGATCTAAACTGATTGTATTGATTTCTACAGTAATTCTAGCATATCCGTCTCTATCAGGCCAATCTGCAAGTGTAAGTGTTATAGCATTGTTTGAAGGATTTATAGCAAGTCTTTGATAGTGTCCATTAAGAAAACTAATATTTTGGCTAGTAGTAACTGTACCAATGTTATGGTATTGTTCTGTGTTTAATGTAAGGTTTGCATCACTAATATTAGTGCCATTAAAGTCATTAGACTCATTTAGCTTTGCAGTATTATTTTGCAATGCAGTAATTTCACTTGCCGCAGTTGTTAGTCCTGTCTTAATAACTTGAAAGTTGTCACGGAACCCTTGGGTGTCGTTGTCTACGCCGGCTACTGGATAGGCTGCGTCGATAGTTGTGCTTATAATTTCACTTGCCATGTTGAATCCTTGTTATACAGTTATTTATCACACATTAAATTGATAGTTAGCAAAAAGAATATATTTTTCATCTTCATAATCATCTGTTCGTCTAACAATATATCTGTCTATGTCTAAATTAAATTGTTTAAAATCAAAATTGCTATTATCGATAGCGTTTATAATATCATCTGCTTTTCCTGGTTTAACAAAAGCAATAGGCACGGCAGATACGTAGCCTAATTCTTGTAATTGGTCTTGCGGACTACGCATCCATAATGGCAAATAATTTCTTTCTGTCTTGCCTATTGCACGTATATTATCACGCATATTATCTATATTTGAAATATATCTAGTATTATCATTTCCATTGCTTACTTTGACGGCATCACTGTCTGCTTTGATTGTATTTGTATTAGGGCGCAATCTATATGGTTCAGCATCTCCACGAGTAAGTTCAACTGTAACATCTTCACCTTCTCTTACATCTACTTCAAAGTCTGCAAGATCTACATCCAACACTACATCTCCGCCTCTTGTTTCTACGATGATTCTACCATCTGCTGCTAGAATAAATCTTACATTGCCTCTAGTATTAATACCTAATTGATCATAACCTCCTCCAGTGCGTTGCTCATCGTCAAATATAGCAAACTGATTACTGTCTGTGGTTATCTTGTGTTTGGTTTCTATGTTGAAACTTTTCTTTGTGCTACCTTCTTTAGGCTTGTTAGGATCAATTACTTCTACGTATATAACTTCGTATATAGTTTCGTTAGTTCCGTTTTCAACTGCTTTTGCCTTCTTGACATTACCAAAGTAATAATTCTTTCGTTTATGATTTTTTGCAGCAGCAGCAACAAAATTATCTATGCTCTTTGCTTCTATGCCAGCATAGAATAATATTTCCATGGTATTCTTAATACCAAATTGATTATCATTTGGTCTATAAATATCTCCTGGAGGAAAAATTTCTGTATTACTTGTAAAGTTTTTAAACAATGTTCTTTGCGTTTGAGGAAGCATAGGTTGTGCATAAACATCGGTATACACAGTATTGTCAAGATCTGATATTGTAAGACTAAATTCTTTTTCAGTTGCTGTATAACCAAACCTATCTTTTGCTTCAACTGTAAATGTATACTTCCTATCAAAAGTTGTATCACCTGGTTGGAATCCGTCCCAAGTTATTTGCTTATTGTCAAACGTAGTGAGCCCGTTGCCTTCTTCTGTTACATATTGTCTAGCACTTCCTATGATATCACCGTTGTGTGCAAGACTCATTCCAAAAGGCAATCTTCCTTGCTTAATAGTATAAATCATAGGACTGTCAGGCACTGTTGTTTCAGCTACAACTTTTAGGTAGCTAGGAAAGTTAGCATTGATAGTTCCTAGATCTGAATCCGAAATCCATGTAATAGTGCTGTCTATTTCACCTATAACTTTAAGATCAAAGGTTTTTGTCGTACTTGGAATATCAACTTCGTCATTAGCAGCAACAATAATATTTTCTACAAAGCCGTCATTTTTAAATAGGGCGATGCCTATATTTCTACCCTGATTAAATTGTGTGCTTAGATTACTATCAAGAAGCAATCTATGTTCGTTGTCTCTGACTACAGTTGCATTTATTTGTGTACTATCATCTCCTAGGATAAAGAATTGCTTTATGTTTTCTGCAATGCGACTTAGACTGGTGCTAGGAATACGTAATTTCCAATTCAAATTATCATTTTCATTGACTGAGACATATGCAGTATGTCCGTAAGCATCTTCTAATGTTTGTTTAAGTGCTTCTATTCTAACATCTAAACTTAATTCGTCTAGTGTTTCTGCAACTTCAGTCCAATCGACACTTCTAAATACTATTTGCTTCACACCATCTACTAGGATAGCATCCCCGTCGCCGTCAACTTGTGCTTCGATAGTTTGAGTAACATCTGCACGATAAATTCTATTGTTACCTCCTACATCTTCTCCATATATTGCATAATCACCTGCAAAGAAATTTTCACCAACTTCCATTCTTCTAGGCGATCCGCTTGGATATATTTGGTCATCTGAAGGATTAACTTGCTGTATATCCCATTCTATATAAGGAGTAATAGAATTTATATTATATGCTTCGCTGTCACTTAATCTAATCTGTCTATCTTTATATTTTTCTTTTTCTGATTCAGTAAGTCTGTTTACAAATATAGAATTATCACCAACTCTGGCAGTCTTTGTCGTTTGTAAGTTTATACTAGGCGACAAACTAGTTTCCAAGAAAATAATATCGTAATCTGTATTACGTGCATCAACGTTTGTAACTTTGTATGTTCTATTTTCTAATAAAATATTTCTACCAATTAATTCTAATAAATCATTTACGCCGTCTATATCACCTGTCCTGTCAAGTTTATAAACTTTGAAGTTGGTTTTTCCTAGTAGAGTATCTTCAAAATAGTTTGCATTAATTGCTACTGTGTCTAAATCAGTAGTAATTCTAGTTGCTCTAATTGTAAATTTATAATCTCTAGTAATTGCAGGCTGATAAGGTATTCGCCCTACTATTTCACCTGTTTGACTATCAAGCGTTGTGCCAGGTGGTAACTTACTTTGTGTACCATCATCATTTGTACTTTCTAGTGTGTAAACAATTTTACCTTCTAAACTAGTGTTGTCAATAATATCTAAGTTGATAGTTACATAGTTATTTGCACGTTTAAATCCTAAATTGGCAGGAGTCAACCATACCGGAGTTCTAACATTTGTATTGTCAGCTGTAAATACTCCTGTGCTTGCTTGCATAATCGTATTATCGGCCTTAAGATAATCGTCACCAACTAGATAAATTTTAAAGTCTCTTGTTACAAAATTCTCACCGTCTGTAACTGTAACTCTAAACGGATAGTATCTATTTAATTTTCTTGGATTAGATACAGGTTCGTTATAATCAAAATTTACACTATCATAGAAAAAACTACCAAAACCGTTTGAAGATATTATTCCATAATCTGCAGGTAAACTGCCAAAAGGCGCACTGTCATAACCGCCTGCTTGATAGCGTTTATCTAAACTTAATAAAGGTTCAACTATACCTGTTAACTTGCCGTCTAAGCTAAGACTAATGCCCGGGGGTAATTGCCCATCACCTTCTGCAATATAATATTCTAACACATCACCAGCACTTAGGTCAGTATCAGTAGCTTGTAATTGAAAGTCGATCTGTTCGTTATCTAGGATAAACAGAGATTGATTTGAACCAACTGGTAAAAGTCCTTCTCCTGTGCGCCATACTGGATCGTCTGGTCCGGCTACATCTATTTCTAAAGTTCGATCTTCAAACCTATCTTCGTATTCTGCTCTAAGAACAAATCTATTTGTTGTATTATAAGCAACTTCGTAGACTGTACCTGTAATAAATCTGCCGTCTTGTGAAATTCGTGTTCCAGCAGGAAGTTTACCTGTTATTAATTTAACAGTGCTTGGTACGTTAGGATTTAATGGAAGAAGTATATTTACTTCTGATCTTTCAATCAGGTTTGTAATTTTTCTACCTGAAGGTACACTCCACAAACTGCTCATTTTGATTCCTTATATAAAGTATTTATCGGAATCAAATACTACCTAGGTCTATACTACCCGCTGCAGGTTCACCGAAAGATCCTAAATCAACATCATTATTACCAACCATCCATTCTATGACACTTGTGTAATTAGTGTTGATACCGCCGAAATCAAATCCTACATTCCATGCAGCCCAGTCGCGCATATCATATCCATGAACAAGGCCGGTTAAGTTTCCAACAAATGCACCAGTAACAGTGCTTGCATTAATAGCCCCAATATTTTGTAAAGCAAATCCTTGACCATCTAAATTGCCGCCTAGTTGTGGAGTAAGATCTGCTGCTACTTCTGTAAAGGTTTCGTTTTTGTTTGCAAGTTCCACCCATTGCCCACTATGAGCAAAGTATGCACCACCTGTTGCGTGAACGTGAGCAAACATTCCGTGATATGTGCTTGCATCAGGTAAATCTGTTAGTTCATTGTATACATTATTATATTTTATTCTGCCATCAAATGTAAACTCTTTAGTGACGTAAGGATCATCTGCAACATCTGATTGTGTAATACCTGCTAGATCATTAGCAATAGTTATATTATTATCGGTGGCTGTCAAAGTTATATTATCGCCGCCAATAATTTTCTTAAATTGTAGATCATAATTGATCTTATTTGCGTAAATTCCTTCGCCTGTAGAACCTAAGTTAGTTACTGTAGTCTGCTCATCATCACGTAGATCTAGTTCTTCAAAGTTTGCATTTACTTTTATAAATGCTTCTCTAAGATCATCACCAGTGCCGTCGTTTGCTACATTGCCTATGTTTATTGTTTGAACTGCCATTTGTTGTCCTTAAGATATTGTTATAGTATTCCACATACCGAAGTGGACGGAGCACTGATATCCATAAGATCCTGCACCGTCAGTTGATGTTGTCCAATCTACTTGTGTAGTACCTTGTCCTGTAGCACCCGATACTTGGTTTCCAGTTCCTGTGCTTTGTGTAGTTTTAATATAGAATGGATGCGCACTTGCTGTACTAGCATTTACACTAAATCTAACATTATCACCGTCGTTAAATGTTAGAGTTGGCTGTGATCCACTTACTGCACCATTTCTATCTGTCCCTGATAATGTATATGAATTGCCACTATTAGTTACTGTAATTGTGTAGTCTGGACTAAATGTGCTTGTATCATTGATAGTAATATTATCTGTAGTATCAACAACAGTACCGCTTACACTACCTGTTCTAATTTGTACTTGGAAGGTTTCTGCGCCTTCTGTTGTTGCATCGGCTGTAGGTGTAACTGTGAATGAACCTGCATTGCTTGTAATCGTAAAGCTGCCACTTGAAGTACCAAAGTCACCTGCGTTCGTTACAGTCCAATATAATGTTGTTGCATCTGCAACATTAGTTGTTGCAACATTAATAGTTAGAGCACTACCTTCATCTATATCAGTAGCAGCAGGTGTTGCTGCATATGTTGCCGCGGCAGGAGTAAGACTTGTATCATTTATAGTAATCGAATCCGATGTATCAACCACTGTTCCTGTTATACTACCTGTTCTGATCTGTACGGTGAATGTTTCACTGCCTTCTGTTGTTGCATCAGCCGTAGGTGTTACAGTAAATGAACCTGCATTGTTTGTAATTGTAAAGCTACCACTTGCAGTACCGAAGTCTCCACTATTTGTTACAGTCCAATATAGTGTTGTTGAATCTGCAACGTTTGTAGTTGCAACATTCATAGTAAGCGCACTACCTTCATCTACATTATTTGCTGCCGATGTAACTGCATAACTAGGTGTTTGTGCTGCTTCACTTGTATCATTTACTGTGACACTAACTGATTCATCAATGCCATCTAGTGAAAGTGTAAATGTTTCGTTGCCTTCAGTGGCAAAGTCTTCTGTAAATGTAAAGGTTTTTGTAGCAGTATTATTTGAGACTGTAAAGTTACCTGTTAGACTTCCGCCAAAGTCTCCTCCTGATACTCCTGTAATTGTATAAGGAACTAGGGTATCGTCTGCAACATTAGTTGTTGTAAGTGTAATTACCACTGAGTCGCCTTCGTTTACAGAAGCAGCACTTCTTGTCAATACATACGTTCTAATCGCAACTTCCTCAGTGATTACTTCACTAAACGTACTACCAATTGATAGTTGTGTGTTACTGTTAAATTTATTCCACAGGAATCTATTAGTAGATCCGAGCAAACTTCTATCATTTGAATAATCTGTTGAGTTGTTCGCAGTAGTATAAATTCTATCCGCTTTGGCACTTCCTTTAAAGTATGAAAGTGCTTGTGCTGGAGTAGCAGTTGGGTTAAGTTGTAGATAAAGTCCAAGCACTCCTGCTACTTGTGGAGAAGCCATTGACGTTCCACTTAAACTTCCAATTTTGTAATCGTCGTCTTCAGGATACGGTCCACTTGTGTAAACTGTAGTTGTACTCAGTGTGCTAAATATTTTGGTTCCTGGTGCATGCATATTAACACCTGGTCCTGTTTCTGAACTGGTTGCTTTTTGTTCTTTACCGTCATTTGCGATTGCTGTATCAATATTACCTACAATAAATGCTTCTTGACTGTGAGGCGAACCACCTCTGTGGTAATATTTATTTCCTGCACTATCACTTCTTGTAAAGTAGTTGTCGTAATCATCGCCACCATCAACATCAATCTTTTGTTTGTAGTTACCTGCAGAAATACAAACATGTACGCCTGCGTCTATTAATTCGTCTACATCTGTATCTACAGAAGCAACTCTTGTTGGATATCTATATACGCCGCTACGAAGACTTCCGATCATACCTTTGGCAGTATCTCTAGTGGTTCCTGTCCAATCAGTGCCTCTATAGTTACCACCTGTGATATTTGAAAACGTAGATGTATAACCCCAACTCATATTAACAATAGTTGGACGTTTTGCGCCTGTAAGTGGATCAACTGATTTAGCATTATGCCATTCTTTGATAATGTCAAATACTTGAGATACAGCAATACCTGTATTTGGATCTGTTGATCCTTCTAGTCCTGCTACTTTTACAGCATAAATTTTTGCATTTTTTGCCCAGCCATATGTCTTACCAGCTGCAATACCTGCGCAATGTGTACCGTGACCATCATAATCTGTATAGTGTTCGGTTGGCATTGTACCACTTACAACACTTTGTACACTATACCAATCTACTTCCTGTACTCTGCTCGCACCGTCTGCATCTTGAAATTCTGGATGGTCAGCTTGTATACCACTGTCTTGTATAACAATATCTACGCCTGTACCGTCTATGGTATAATTATAATCACCTGTTACATTATTACCAATGTATGGATTGTTTATTTCATTTATTCTACGCAAGCCCCAATTTACAAATGTACCTCTAGTATCGTCTGTTTTGTTAAAGTTACCTGTTTGAGCAGCGTAATTCACAATTTCTATATCGTCACGCAAATCAGGACGCAATTCGCATGCAATTACTCTTGTGTCATTGTTAAGAGCATCTGCTTCTGCATCTGTTAACATATAATGAGTATTACGTTGCGATCCTGGACGAGCGTCAGCAACCGTAACACTTCTTCCTGGAATATCGCCTGCTCCAGTTGTAGCTATCATCTCTGCATTGAATGCAGCATAGTCTACACCTTTCTTTAACGTAACAATATATTCTCTTTCACTCATTTGTTTTTTCCTATTTTATATATTTATTAATATAAAGCATTCCACGCTGTGCCGTCATAGTATACTGGATAACTAACTGATCCTGATTTGCTTGCAGGATCCCATGATGTTCCGTCTGCTGCTACTAACATTCCGTTTACAGCAGGTGTGGGTTCTGCGTTCAACGGTGTAAGATTCATTACATCTGTAAACATGGTAAAGTCTACAGCATTAACCATTATACTACTATCATCAGAAAATATTGAACCACTAACATCACCAGTAAATGATTCACCATTTTGTATGTAGCCTGCTGTGCTATGATCGCCCCAACTATAAGCTGTGTCCCAATTAGCACTGTCTTCTACGTTTGCTTTGAATACAGTGCCACTTACACCGTCGATAATAACTGTACTATCATCCGATACAACACTTCCTTTCAAATCACCTGTGACACCACCTTGTGCGTTTAAATTAGTAGTAATTGGTCCAAAGAATCTAATGTTTGATGCTGTGAGGTTAATTGTATTGCCAGTACCTTGTGGACCTATACTAATAGCTTCATTGGCAGTATTACCTTGTGTTCTAAATGTTATGCTGTCATCAGCAGTAAAGTTACCTTCAAATATAGCACTAGTTAAGTCTACCGTTCCTGCTACAGTTGTTGTTGCACCCGAATTACCTAATGTAATTGCAGTTGCAGACGTAGCACCTACAGTTAGTGTAGCTTGATCTATGTTACCTGTAACGTTGCCAGTTAGGTTTCCATTTAATGTATTGTTTACTGCATCAACAATAACAGTACTGTCATCACCAAATACGCTACCTTGTACATCGCCTGTAACATTACCGTCAACATTACCTGTGACATCACCTGTAACATCGCATGTTACATTACCTATTAAACTACCAGTTACATCAATAGTTGCACTTCCAGTTAAGTTTGCTGCTGGAATTGTTCCATTTGTTGCATCTACTAATACCGAACTGTTATCAGCAAACACACTACCTACAACATCGCCTGTAACAGCACCTGTGACATTACCAATAAATCCGCCCGAAGAAGTTACAGTTCCTGTTGCAGTTGTGTTACCACTTATTGTAACTGTAGCAAGTGAACTTGTTCCTGTGCTTGTAACATCACCGCTTAGGTTTCCTGTCACGTTTCCTGTCAAAGCACCTTCAAATGTTGCTGCTACTAGTGTTTGTGTACCTAGTGTCCATTTATCTGAGCTATCATCCCAAACAAATGTAACATTAGTTTCTGTGCCTCTATCAATTTCTATACCAGAAGTTGTATCAGTTACACCTGCTCCAGTTTCACCATTGTTTAGAACAATTACGTTATCGCTTATTGTTGTGTTTTCTGTATCTACAGTGGTTGTTGTGCCGCTTACTGTTAAGTCGCCTGCAATCACAACATCGTTAAAGTCTGACTGTCCTGTAGAAACACTAATGTTACCTTCAAATGAACCACTGTTCAGTGCTACCCAATCGCCATCTTCAAAAAATTCAACTTTATTAGTTGTGGTATTGTAAATTACATCACCGTTTTGTCCTACAATGTAACCTGCATCAGTGCCTGTAAATTGCGATAACCTTACAACTGTGTCTGCAAACTTAATTCTGTTTCCTGCACGGAAAATCAAATCGCTTGCTGCACTAAATTCTGCAATACCAGTACCGCCTTCAAATCCAAAGTCATCTGCTTCACCGTTAAAGATTACAGTCTTGCCAGTATTGTTTTGTCCAATGTTTACATTGTAATCGCCTTGTGCTTCAATTGCAACATCTGCGCTATCCGTGCCTCTAAATGTATTTGCAGTGCTTGTAGTAGCTGTGCTATTAGTTGCAGTCAAATTGACAGTAGTAATAGTGTTGTTATTAATCACACCAATAACTTCGCTTGCTACACCGTCAATAATAACACTACTATCGTCTCCGAATACGCTACCTTTGATATCTGTGGAAAATACTTCACCTTCGTCAAACAATGCTGCAAGAGTCGTATCAAGATCCTCAGTAAGCATGTATCCTATATCGTTCGTAAATTCCGAAACATTAGTAGGAGCACCTTCTAGTGCAGCATAACTTATCTTGCCAGTAGCAGCATTAAATACTCTACTGTCATTACCTGCAATTAAATCGCCCTTAAACTCGTTAGCAACAACTCTATCGAAATATAAATCGTCAGTACCAATATTTACTGTACCAGCTGCATCAGGTACAATCCTAGTAGATACTTCAATTTCTTCAACTTCAATATTACCAATATCACTGAATGGTCTAAATTCTAAAGCATCACCTGTTGAATTGACTTTGACAAATTTATTTGCTGCATCAACAAAGTTATCAGGAGTATCTGTTAGATCAATAAATGTTTGTGCTTCTAATCTATTTCCGTTAACACGTATGTCAGCAGCATTGATTGTACCTAGTGCTGTTACATCTTGCACACGTACAATGCTGTTTTCCCGTAGATCCAGATTGTCTCCCGCCGATAATTCTGCAAGTTTATTACCGTCTGTTGTGTCAATTACCAGTGGAAATCTATTCGCCATTCTCTAAATCCTATTACTTTATATATTTATTATAAATTTGCTAATACCCAAGACTTAAACGCATCAAAGTCTCCGGGACTTTCTTGTAGAGCTGTTTTTAAATCTTCTATCTTAACATATCCTGGAATGTCGCCACTTACTCCGTCAATAATTACTGTACTGTCATCTGCAAATACACTACCTATAAAGTTACCAAAAAAGGTATTTGTATCTGAGTTGAATACCTTTGTACTATCCTGTCCAAAAATATCACCTATCAAATCTGCACGTTGGCTAGCTGTGCTGCCGTTTACTAATAGGACGCCATTGCCGTCAACTTCAATTCTTGCTTCATTAAGGTATATGAAATCTCTTACGTGAATGTCGCCCCATCGTTTTGTAGAACTACCTAAATCTCTTGTTCCATCTTCGTCTGGTATAAGACTTGCACCTGTGCTAGAAGGATCTGTATTTTGGCCTGCATACAATTCAGCAAAGTTATCATTAACTTTGTCAAATGCAGTGCGTAAAGGATCACCATCACCTTTGTTTGCACTAGTCCCAATATTAATTGTTTGTCTTGCCATTAGGTGCTCCTTGTACTCTTATTCTAAGAATGTTGTTTTGCAGAACCGCTTGACGCTCCTGCGGATTTTTTGTATCACTACTAGCTTTCATTTTATTTGATTTAACTAGTTTTTCTATCTTAGGTTTATCCATTAGTGCTTTCCTACTACTATTTCAACAACGCCTCTATCGTCGTCTGTTTTTGTTTCTAGAGCTTTACCAAGCACAGTACCTACTCTAGGATTGTTGTCAACAATAGCATATCCTGGAATTGCACTTGTAACAAGCATGTCGCCTTTTTGTACAGATCCTATTACTTTACATGGTACTCTACCTTGCAGTGCAATACCTGTTACATTGTCACCTTCTAGTTCGCTATTCATTAAGTGTGCAGGATTTGTTGTAACTACGCCGGCTGCTCTATGATCGCCTTTGGTGTTTGTTACTGTAACTTCTGCATCTCCACCAAATACTAGAACAGTTCCTGGTTCGTAATCTGCATCACCTAAATAATTTTCTGCCAAGTCAGCATAATATGATTCAGTTGCAGTACCTCTAAACAGTGTTGCATAGATATCTTTATACTTTAGTGTTGCACTACCAATATCGTATGTATTATCTACGTCTGGTAATGCTCCTGAAGAGCTAAAGATAAATGGCACAAAGCTAGAACTTGTTGCAGTATCTGCTGTTACAATACCTACTTGTCCAAGTGTAGTTTTACCAGTGTTAGCACCAATTGCAATACCAGTAGAAGCTGAACCTTTTTCACCTGGTGCTTCTATAAAGGAACTGTATATCCAATCAACTGCAAGAGCTGGCTCGCCATTAAAGTTTGAAGTATTGTGTAATGTACTTTCTGTAACTCCTGTACTACCAATATTTACAGCACCTGGAATCTCAATATCTGGTCCTGCATTTACTGCACCTGTAGTACCAACTGCTCTAAGTATTTCACCCTGAGCAGGTGTCTTAAACACTAATGTAGTTGTATCTAAGTTTAGTACTTCGTATGAAGAATCACCACCTAATATTAGCGAGTTAACTTGAATACTTCCTGCATCGTCAGTTTTTATAATACTGTTAACTTCACCTGTTACTGTAACATTACTTAAACCGTATGTTCCTTCGCCTGTTTTGATTAGTGCTTCTCCAGGATCTGCTGAATCTGCAACTATACTAGAAGCTGGGAAGTCTGCATCCGTAATGCCCCCACCTTCGGAAATTACTGTGCTAAATGGAACTTCATCAATATCATTGTCCGAACTATCTCCGCTCCAATTACCAAGAACAGTTCCATCACTTACACGTTGTATTTTTCTTAGATCAAGTTGTCCGTTGTTAATAGATACCCAACCATTAGTAACAGTGAATATATCACTATCAAAGCTAGAACTGCCTAAGTCACTTTGGCTAATAGCAACAGCATCCATTCTTGTAGTTGCAGCATTTAGATTTAGTTTACTTTGTGCAATATTAGCAGAAGCACTTATATCACTATTTACAATACTACCAGCTTTGTACTGGAAGTTAAGTGTTGTATATCTGTCTGCAACGAATCCGTCACTTGATAGTCTATTTGTATCTATGGTAATATCACTGTTTGGATTAATGATACCATTTGCCCATTCATCGATTGGACCGTCAATACAAGTTGCTTCTGCTCCGCCTATAACCTGTATAACATCTGGGTCAGGTGAACTACCAATTGGCTTACCATCACTAAAGTCGCCACTGACTGGTGTATAGATAATTTCGATAATATCTCCTTCTACACCTGTGCGCGAAATAACATCAACAATAGTACCAGTTGCGCCTGTAATAGTACCTGTTATTGTATCGCCACGTTCATATGGTCCACTAACAATACTACCAGCATCTACAATTAACTTTTTGTATTCGGTGCTTACTAAGAATTGTCCTTCTACTATTCTATCTTCGTTATAGGTTACGCTGCGTAGATCTTTAATCTCATCCTGATCACCTCTGCCGCCGTCAACATATGCTTTTGTTGCAGCATCTGAATCCGAAGTAGGAGTACCTAAGTTAGTAATTGTATTGCCTGCTGCGTTTAGGTCATCCGTCATAGGCACAGCACCGTTTGGAGCCAATACACCTGGTCCTAATTTGTTTGCAACAGCATTACCGTTTACATCGTAACCTAAGCGTCTGTTTACATATCCACGTACAGCAAGTTCTGTAGGAACAGTATCAGCAGCATTATCTGTCATTGCAGTATCCGTTGAGAATTCTGTAATAACAACACCACGCTTGAACCCTAGTCCGTCAACATCTGAAAGAGCAATACTAGCACTAAATGTTACAGTGCCTGTACCTTGGTCAACACTAAAGAATTTACCAACTCGGAACACACCATTTTGATCGGTACTTACGTAGAACACACGCCCTTTTGTACGTTCGTCTACTTCGTTAGCTTGGTTTTTCTCGCTTGGCTCACCAAAGATAACATTTGGATAGTTTGAATCGTTAAATCCGCCTGTACCAACATCTAGGAAGTCATGCGATGTAGCACGACAGGTTGAAATGTTAATTGTTACATCACCTTCTGCACCTGCTTTCAATCCAGCTCGTAAATTGACAGTAAGACTACCTAATACTACTGGACTGTGTATACCTGTTGCATCTGTTTGGTTAATTGTTTCAATGTCTACAATGTCAACAATAATATATTCATTATCTTCTGCAATAGCAACTACATTATCTGAATCATCAACACCTCTAGCATTGAACACATAATGTTTCTTACCATCCCATGTAAAGATAGGTGCTTCTACAAGAGTATCAGTTGTCCAGCCAGTAGGTCTATTTGATGCAGGAGTTCTTAGGTTATTATTAAGTCTAAATATTTCATTGCTATCAAGTGTTGCTTGTACCGCTAATACTACGTCTCCTGCTGTTCCACCTTTTGTAGTACCAGATCCTGACAAAGCTGCTTCTTGTGCTTTATCTGATTTTACTAACATGCGGATATAGTCGTAGCCAGAATCAAAACCTGCTTGTAGGACACCTGTATCTAGATCTGTACCTATACTATCACTGTTCAAGAAACTGATCGAGCGATATACAAAATCTGGATTCTCTTTAAATATTACAGCAGTTGAAGGACGTATACTTAGTGTATCAGGACGAGCCAAATCATTCAATATGTGTGTTGAGTTTCTTCTATATTGAATGTTTGTGCCCCAGGATACATCTTCTTGTAGACCATTGGTACTGTAATTAGAATCGCTTGTTGTAAAGTTTAATTTGAATACTCTACCGTCAAACATTGGTGTACTTGCTTCAATCCAAATATCACCTTGTGCATGTACTTCAGTAATGATACCTGCACTATCATGTGCTCTTACAGTTATAGTACAATCGTTATCTGGTGACTTACCACCTAGATCCGCACCAGATACTTCAAATGTATCTCCTACGGTATAATCATCACCGCCATTGGTAATAATTGCTTCGTAGCCGCCATCTATTGTTTTATTAATACTAAAGATAGCACCTGTTGCGCTTGGCGCTGCCGCTGTTTGTGTGTATGAAATCGTTGTACCAACTTCTTTATACTGTCCGACAGTATGACCAGCTAGTGCTGCACTTGCAACTTCATATCTAGCAAAAGTTGGCCCAGCTGAATGATAGATATCAAACTCTGATCTATTAGATGGATTTTCTTTAAAGTCATACGCATGTAAGAATAAGTCTTCTTCTGCGTTTGTATAACCTGTGCTATCAACATCTGTTGGCACACTGCCTGCTCCAAGTGCTCCTAGAGTATCGCCTGTTAATGTATTGGTTGTATCAAAAGCGCCTGTAACATTGGTCAGATAGATAACTCTACTACCGTCTGTAGATTCTGTGGAGTCAGCGTTATCAGCAGTATCAATAGACACTGTACCTTCTGCACCTGTACTTGCTTGTGTAAGAACTTCTCCTGCACTGATAATTTGCGCATCAGTTAATGTCAATATAACATCAGCAGTAAATGCTTTTGCACCTTCGACCATGTCTTGATCTAGTTGCATACTGTCAGGAATTTCATTAGGGTCACTGCCTTCAGCAACAAGACCATATTCACCATAACAGGAAGAACCTGTCAGTGATCTAATTTCCGAACCGTTCTTAGCATAATAACTTGTCCAACAGTAGTATGTAAACATACTAACCATTTCTGACAATGCACCATTCACAGCAACAAGCCCGTAACCTAAATCATTGATCTGTGTAAAGTCATTACCTAAAATCGATCTGTTACCAGCAGTCTGTAATGTAATTGGTATCGGGCTGCTCAAATCGTCAAGGTCAACCCCAGTGGACAAAGATGATGTAACGCCTGTAAATCCGTCACCATCGTTTGAGCTTCTGTCAAGAATAATTGTAGCAGTACCAAAGTCTGGATCATAATTCTTAACAGCATTTACTTGGAATCGTCTACCGTCTATATAGAATGAACAAGGTGTTTCAGGTCTGCGAACAAATAAACCCTGTGGTTCGCTTTGACTACCTAAACTTTCTATGTTTAGTATAAATGGATCGCCATCTTCTAGAGATTCTACACGAACTGCACTGTTACCTACAAACGCATCAACAAATAAGCCGCCTCTAAATGCTTGCTTATTTGCACTTGCAGCAAAACCTGTACCAGTTTGACAGTATGGAGATTTAGTAAGTACTTGTCCTTCTGGATCTAGTACCATTTGGAAGCCACCGTGTCCTTGTCCTGTGATGTTACGGATGATTGTAGCATCGTTCATTAAGAATACATCCATTTGATCGTTTCTTAATGGAGGGTTATAGTCATCATCAAACGCAAATTTAACTGTGTCGATTAGGTTATTGATAACTGTATCAGGACCGTCAATTTCTTTCCAGTATGCAGCAATTTCAGCTGCGTCAAAATTTGCCCCAGAAGTATGTTCTATTGTAACTTGATAATATCTATCAACTCCAGCAAATGTAAATTTGACTACATTGCCTACACGGTATAATTCGTCTGATTCCCAAACTGCTGGTTCAGCACTTCCATTAAACAAATCATAATCTTCATCTAAATTTTCACCAGGATTGCCTGGACGGATAGGTGTTGCTCCGCCAGGTCCGTATAATGTTGTAGGTGCTTCGCCTAATATAAGTTTTGCACCAATTGTATAAATGTGTTCAATACCTGCTACAGTTTCAGTTTCTGTCCCAGCTTTGACAGCTCCTGCGTAATATTCGCCTTGTGCTTCTAGTGCAAATTCATTACTGCCATTACGCAAATCTTTTACAAGAGCGTCAACAATAAGCCCTGTGTCTCTTGAACATTTAACTCTGGAGTATCCGTCAGAACCTATTAGAGCAGGATATGTAGTTTCTACGTAGTTTACTACCTGCTCTTGGATGAATTCTCTGTTATCTTCAAAAACAAGTGCAGCCGTATCCCAATCACCTACATTGGTATAACCTGCACCGATATCTTTCAAAGAATCAGGCTTTAGCAAGTAATGATAACCGAAATATCCATCTACTTCGTTGGTCAACGGATTTACATATTGTATACCGTTTGGAACAGTTGCCACACTAAAGGAATAGTCTTCTGCGCCACCACCGCCTAGATTAGCATCTTCAATAGTAATAATTTCGTTTGCTTGGAAATCTTGACCTGCATTGTCTACGGTAATGCTTGTAACGGCGCCTGTAGCATCTACTACAACTGTAAATGTTGCGTCTTTTCCAAAGTATTCAGTTGTATAATCCTCTGCACCTATTGTATATGTGCCTGCAGTTCTGCTTGCATCTGC